TATTGTTAATAATTTCATAGGAGGTGCAAGATGATTCCGAGATTTAGAGCATGGGATAAGCATAGACAAAAGATGTTTGCTAATGACCAATTGATTATCTGGAATGGCAATGTCTATGCGAACGATAGCAAAAAACTTTCATGCAATCACTTAAAAGGCTGGTCGATTGATGAAGAATACCTTATGCAATCAACAGGATTGTTTGACAAAAATAACAAAGAGATTTTTGAGGGTGATGTTATTGCAAATGGTCCAGATGTTATGTGTATGAAGAGACACAACACGCTAGGTTTTTATGTGGAGAAAAAAGGTAAGGTTGAATTTATTGCAGACTGTGCAGTTTTAGAGGATTTTGAAGAGGATGCTAAAGAGATTGCTGATAGCCTTGAAATAATCGGCAATATCTATGAAAATAAAGATATTTTGGAGGTAATAAATGAAAAATGAAAATAAAAACTCCTTACAACAAGTAGTAGGCGGTTGCCTAGGTATGATACTAACCTTATTTATCAGTCTATGGCTCGCAGGAGTAGTCATTCAGTATGGTTGGAATAACATCATTGCAGCAACATTTGAAATCCAAAGAATAACATTCTGGCAGGCTGTCGGAATTGATTTACTCATTACTGCGATTACTGGAAGTCCGAAAGGTGATACAGAAAAATCTTGGTTGGAGGTCCTGGGGAAAGTTATTTACTGGTATCTTGTTCTTTGGTTTTTGATGTGGATCGTGGTAAGTCTTTTATAAAACAAAAAAAGCCAAGACAACTCTCTGCCTCAGCTAAATTCCTAATAAGATTATTATATCACAAAGGAGATAGAGAGTGAATGCTAAAGAGCTTTTAAGCGAATTGCAGAACCTTGACATGGATATCCAGAGTCGTATCGACGAAATCAAAGAGCTTGAGGCTGGTCTGCTCTCGAGTCCGAAGTGGTCCGATGTCAAGGTTAAGAGCAGTCAGACAAAGAAGGTTGATGATGTATATGTCCAGCTTATCACGATGAAAAATGAAATTGAAAAGGATACGAATATCATTATCAATCGTAAGCTGGAATTAGGTCGCATGATTAACAAGCTAAGTAATCCTAAGCACAGAACAATCTTGAGAATGACTTATATCAATAAAGGCACAGCTGATAGTATTTGTTATGATTTGAAAATGAGCCGTACAACCTATTACAGATTAAAGAATGAGGCGATTTCAGCCTTGGAAGAAGTCATCTGATGTCATAAGTTCAAAATGGGACTATTTGGGACGGCGCGGTTCTAAAAATCTGTTAAAATGGTAGTATCAAGAATTAAGGGGTGAGCGTCAATATATCACTCATTAACTTACAAATGGTTGCGGAGCGACTAGACCTTGCATGATTGCGTAGCTAATTATATTCCGGATAAGTTATAAGCTAGAGGGTTTGATTCCCTCAGAGGTTTTAAATGACTACAAAAAATAAAAAAAGGAAAACTTCAAATTGATTTCTAATTAACACGCAAGGTAGTAGTCGCCTTGCATTAAGTCACTCATCGAGTGGCTTTTTTAATTATTAAAAAGGTGGTGATGGAAAATTGAATGAAAGACAAAGACGATTCGCAGATGAGTACATCATCAGCGGGAATGCAACAGATGCAGCTATTAAGGCAGGGTATAGTGAAAAGACTGCTAGAAGTCAAGGACAAAGATTGTTGACAAAAGTTGACATTTCTGAATATATCAAAAAAAGAATGGATGAGATTCAGGATGAAAAAATCCTGACTCAAAAACAAATTCTTGTGATGTTGTCAGAGATTGCATCAGGTCAGGCAAAAGAGACAATTGTGGTCACGACAAAAGTAGCTGAGTTGATGACTGATCCCGTGACTGGTAAGTCTGTAAAAGTCTACAATGAAATCCCTCAACTTGTCGAATATCCAACAAAGAACAGCGATAGGAACAAAGCTTTGGAGTTACTAGGGAAACGACATCAAATGTGGACTGATAAAGTAGACATCAATGCAACGGTTACCGAGACTAAGAAGTTTGACGATATCGTCAGTCAGTTGGGCGGTGATGGACTTGACGAATAGCTTCCCTTTATCTCAAAAGTACATCGACTTTTGCAACAGCTTTAATAATGTTGATGCGGACTTTTTGGAAGGTACAACGGCAGCTGGAAAAACAACGGTTGGTGTTGGTGTCAAGTTTATGCGAGCAGTCAGCAGAAGTTCGAAGAAGTTTCACATCATTGCAGCTAAGACAGTTGGTGTAGCCGAAAAGAATATCATCAATCAGGATAACGGAATTTTAGACATCCATAAAACAGCCGTATACTGTGGTAATGGTGATAAAGATTCGAAGATTCCTCACATCAAGTTTGAGGGGAAAATTATTTATGTACTGGGATATGACAACAAGGAAAAATGGAAGCTGGTTCTTGGTGGACAGTATGGATGTGTCTATATTGATGAGGTCAACACGGCTGACATCGAGTTTGTCCGTGAGTTGTCCACACGTAATGATTATTTGATGGCAACGCTCAATCCAGACAACCCTGACTTACCCGTCTACAAAGAATTTATTAACAAGGCACGACCGTATAAAAAGTACGCAGGTGATGTGCCGGAAGAAATTATGCGAGACCTATCAGAACCAGCTAACCCTAAATGGCGTTACTGGTTTTTTACGTTTAATGACAATTTGTCACTAACACCAGAAGCCATCCAGAAGAAAAAGGATGCTGCACCAGTTGGGACTAAGCTCTACAAAAATAAAATACTTGGTCTACGTGGCCGAGCAACAGGAATTGTCTTCGTTAATTTTGATAGCAAAAAACACGTATTGAGTAAGTCTTTTGTAAAGAATACGGTCACGTTCCAACGGTTCACAGCTGGACTAGATACAGCTTACTCAGCAAGCAGTCCGGATACAATTGCAATGATTTTCCAAGGGATATCAGATGACGGAAAGTTATACACGCTGGATGAGGAAGTCTACAACAACGCTGAGCTTGATGTACCAATTGCACCATCTGATACGGTGGTCAAGTTTATCAATTTCCTAGAGCGCAACCGTGGTGAATGGGGGCTGGCGCGTGATGTATTTGTTGATAGTGCGGACCAAGCAACAATTACAGAATTAAACAAATACAAGCGACAATACGGCTGTCTGTATATCTTTAACAATGCTTATAAGAAAACCAAAATTATTGACCGGATTAACTTCCAAATTGGTTGGTTAGCTCAAGGTTGCTACTATGTGTTAAGTCATTGTATGAATCATATCAAAGAGCTAAACACGTATGCGTGGAAAGAAGGAAAAGATGAGCCGGAAGATGCAAACGATCACACAATCAATGCGAATCAGTATGCATGGTTGCCATACAGGAAGATAATCGGAAGAAAGGAAAACTAAAGTGGGAATAATGGATATGATCAGAAGGAGTATGAGAAGCTTTCTCAAACTGGAACAGGCACAGCCAAATGTCATCACAATTACAGAGGCAATGACGTTTGAAGATAATGCAGCAAAGAACCAAATTTGGTATCGCGGTGACTCATACGAACTGGACCAGCTCTACAAGCAATTACCACATAGCAACATTAACTTTTGGGGAGTGACAAGTACTCCTGGGCAAGAAATTAGAAAGATTCACACAGGAATACCTGGTCTCATCGTTGATAGGTTGGTAGATATCACGCTGCACGATATGAATGATTTAGACTTTGCCGAGGAAACGCAAGGAAATTTGTGGGAAGAGATTGCTGAAGATAGCAACTTCCACGATCAACTGCAGGAGGCGATTAAAGATAGTCTTGTGATGGGTGATGGTGCTTTTCGTATTTCATTTGATCCGGAACTTACAGCATTGCCTATTGTTGAATGGGTTGGTGGAGATAGAATTGAAATCATCTACAACCGTGGAAGATTGAAAGAAGTTATTTTCCGCACGCACTTCACAGAACACAGACGGAGCTATTTGCTCGAGGAAATCTACGGATATGGCTCATTAACTTATAAGCTCTACAGGGGCGAAACTGAGCTAGATATGAGCGCGACAGAGTACACCGCTAACCTTGTCGATGTGGAGTTCGATAAATCTGTTATCTTGTGCTTGCCGTTTAAGATTTACACGTCACCTAAAGTAAAAGGCCGTGGTCAATCTATCTATGATCGTAAGACAGATGCCTTTGATAGCTTGGATGAGTCTTGGAGTCAGTGGATGGATGCTCTTCGTTCTGGACGATCACGAGAGTATATTCCTGAGAACTTACTTCCCAGAGATCCCTACACAGGCGAAATTAGTAAGGGCAATCCTTTTGACCATCGCTTTATTAAGGTTGAGACAGCAATGGGCGAGGATGCAAAGAACACAATCACATTGCAACAAGCTAATATCCCGCACGAAAGTTATTTGAGTACATACGTGACTGCGCTTGATTTAGCTTTACAAGGTATCATTAGCCCATCAACACTCGGTATCGATGTCAAGAAGCTAGATAATGCTGAGGCACAACGTGAGAAAGAAAAGGCAACTCTCTATACTCGCAATGCTATTGTGACAGCTCTGCAAGATTACCTGCCAAAGTTAATTAGTATGGTTTTGAATGCTGATAGTGTGCTTAAGAAAAAACCGCTACAGGAAGTCAAGATTGACGTGCCGTTTGGTGAGTACGCCAACCCTAGTTTTGAATCGCAAGTCGAAACAGTTTCTAAGGCTAAGACAGGTG